ATGGGAACGATCAGCGCGCGCAAGCGGCAAGACGGAAGCACTGGATATACCGCCCAACTGTTGAGAAAGAAAGGCGGCAAGATAGTCTGGCGGGAAGCCAAGACCTTCGAGAAGGAGCGCGAGGCGAAGGCGTGGATCCGCTGGCGCGAGGCTGAGCTTGATAAGCCAGGCGCGATTGAGCAGCTATCAAAGGCCGACTCCACTCTGGCCGACGCGATCGATAAGTACCTTGCTGCGAAGCGAACTATCGGACGAACGAAAGAGCAGTGCCTTCGCACGATAAAGACGTTCCCGATAGCTTCCAAGGACAGCCGAACGATCCGCAGCGTGGACATCGTTGCCTTCGCTGACGAACTTCTGTCAGGCGGGCGGAAGCCTCAAACCGTCGGAAACTACGTCTCGCATCTCGCCGCCATCTTCCGGGACGCCAAGGCTGCATGGGACATCGATCTCGACTACGCGGAGATGCAGGCGGCACAGCGTACCCTCACGCGCCTTGAGAAGATATCAAAGTCGGAGGAGCGGACCCGCCGTCCAACTCTAGCTGAACTCGATAAGCTGATGCAGCACTTTGCAGACAGGCAGATACGCGCGCCGCACTCTGCCCCTATGTGCAAGCTGATCGGTTTCGGAATCTTCTCGACGCGCCGTCAGGAGGAGATCACTCGCATTCTTTGGACGGACCTAGACGAACAGCACAGCCGCATTCTGGTGAGAGACCTCAAGCATCCCGGCCAGAAGAAAGGCAACAATGTTTGGTGCGAACTGGTGCCTGAGGCCATGGAGATCATCAAATCCATGCCGCGCACCCATCCTGAAATCTTCCCGTATACGGTAGACGCCATCAGCGCCGCGTTCACCCGCGCCTGCCAGTTCCTTGAGATCAACAAGGAGGAGACGCTAGAGGTCGATCGCCTCGTGTTCCACTCACTGCGGCACGAAGGCATTTCAAGGCTCTTCGAGATGGGGCGGACGATCCCGCTGGCGGCGAGTATCAGTGGCCATCGAACATGGAATTCGCTGAAACGGTACACTGACATCAAAGAAACCGGCGACAAGTACGCCGGCTGGCCGTGGCTCGAACAGATCACTAAGTAGGAAAATTTCTGACACGGCTTGATAAAAGCTGCGCCGCACCCCTATATAGTTTGTTGCGTAAGATATACGCTCCGCACTATCTTAAATCTCATGTCAACTCTTCTAAACATATGGAGGAATGATGTCAAGCGAAAAATTCACCACCAAGGAAGCCGCCGCCTACATTCGCAAGTCGGCGTCGTGGTTGAACAAGACACGTCTTACCGGCGTCGGGCCAGTTTATCTCAAGGTCGGGGGATCAGTACTATACCTGCGATCCGATCTCGACCATTGGCTCGCCGGCACGCGCCGCACTGCCGTTTATGCCCATGCCAATGACAACAAGCGTGCCATGCAGGTGGCAGCATGAAGTTCACCATCGTCAGCGAAGACCATCCGAACGGCCTCGAAGTTGACTGGCCTGTCGTGCCTGGCACCGGCGATTGGGTTTCGTTCCACTACCGCGGCGGCACTAATCATCTACAGGTGCAGCGTGTCGAATACGACGTGGACGCGGATGGCAACCTGACTGCCGTAACGGTGCACCTGATCTACCCCTAACCACAGGAGACATCATTGGAAATCCTCGCAATCCGCCCCGACACTAGGGGCGGAAACGCTATTGCCACGTTTGACGCACAGCTCACGCCCAACATTCGGATGTTTGGGCTGAAACTCGTACAGACGCCAAGAGGCCACCGCGTCTACCCTCCGCACACCAACGTCCACAATTGCGCGACCTTCGCGCCTGAGTTCGCCAAAGCAATTATTCGCGCCGCCCTGGCAGCACTCGCAACCGGAGAAAACCGTGACGCAGACCGCGCAGTTTGACACCAACCTAGAAGAATTACGGGCCGCGTTTGGCTCGCAGAAAGTTCGCGAAACACCGGCTTCGGATAGCCTCCAAGCGAAGATTTTCGGAATTTGCGATCGCCTCTACGACCACGGAAATTGCGTAACAGACGTTATCTTGGTTCCCGCTCTCGAAGACGGATCGCCAGACTGGGAGCGCGCCGACCCTTCGAACGTGGAGTCGTTGCCGGCCGACGAATGGCCTGAAGATGAACGGGCCGCGCAACGGGCCGCTGTCATCGTCGATCATATTGGCGGATGCTCGGAAGCTTCGTCCTTTCTTGTCACGCTACAGAACGATCAGCCACTGATCATTCAAATTGCCGGCCCGGAAGACGACCGCGATGTTGCCCACGCCGTTATTGGGCGAGACATTGGCGCGGCGCCTGTCGTTCGACCACCGTCTAAACTTGCGCAGTCTATGGCGAAGCTGACGGCCGACCTCTTCCCACCCAAGAAACCTGCCGCACCAGCGCCAGAGCCCGAACGCCTGACGAGCTTCAATGCTCGCGACCTTATGACGATGGAGTTCGATCCGGTTCGTTACGTCGTGCCTGGCTATATCGCGGAAGGCTGCACCATCCTTGCAGGCGCATCCAAGCTGGGTAAGTCGTGGCTTGTCCTGCAGGCAGCCCTTGCCGTTGCGCGCGGCTCTACCTGCCTTGGCGGCCAGTGCTCGCAGGGCGACGTGCTCTATCTCGCGCTGGAGGACAATCCGCGCCGCCTCAAAGACCGACTGCGCAAGCAAAACCCCACCATGGGGATAGTTGGCCAGAAAATGCCGGACTGCCTTCAGTTCGAAACGGAATGGCCGCGTGCCGATCAGGGCGGGCTGCAGAAGATTGTTGATTGGCTCAGCGACCACCCGAACGCCAAAATGGTGATTATCGACGTGCTCAAGATGTTCCGAGCGAACCGCAAAGGGAACAAGAACCCCTACGACCTCGACTATGAGGACATCGGTCCGCTCTCAAAGATTGCTGCGGCCTTCCATGTCGCCGTGATTGTCGTCCACCACACGAATAAGGGCGCCTTGTCCTCGGATCCCTTCGACCGCGTGAACGGCACGGGCGGCATAAGCGGCGCGGCGGATACAACACTGATTATGGCCCGCAACGACGAAGGCTTGGTTGAGCTCTATGGCCGTGGGCGCGAGATCGAGGAAATTGAGACCGCAATCACCTTCATCAAGGAAACCTGCACGTGGAGCGTTCGCGGTAATGCCGCTGAAGTTTCCATGTCCGACACTGCGGCCAGGATCATCAGGGCCATGCAGGATATGGACGAGCCAGATGGGCCGAACGCGATCGCGACGGCAGCGGGCGTGAAGGTAGGCGATGTGAAGCAGCATCTGCCGCGGCTGGCTAAAGATGGGAAGATTGAGAAGCTTGGGCGCGGCCAGTGGGTTATCGCCGGGAAAGTTACGCCTCCTGATACCCCGCATAACTTTCATAACCAACGTAACTTTCAGCCCGACCACGACAACGACAACACCCCCAAAGTTACGAAAGTTACGAAAGTTATGAGGGGGGAGTTAGGTCATAACTTTGAGGGGGAAACAGCATGACACTACCCACCAATCTACGCACAGCATCGGCTCGCAATGCCGCCGAACGTCTGGCAACCAAGCTAATCGCCGCAAACGACAACACAGCTCCCAAGGGCCGCGAGAGCGTATCGCGACACACACGGCCCGCGATGAACTGGTCGATGAAACACGATCCGTTCGGTGCGGCGTGCTTGTGGATGATTGCCCGCACGCGGCTGCCGGACGACACGATAGTGGCCAACGACAATGAACCTATCGAAGGCGGGCTCGATATTCGCCGGAACGGCACTGCGCGCGGCAAGAAGAAGACGAAGGCAAGTCTCGGCAGCCATCTTGACCTGCCGCCCGTTCTGCCGCGCCTTGGTGATCCCGAGCCGCGGCCGGTGGAACCTTGTGGCTACACTCGGATCGACCTTCTGCCGCAGAATGACGTCGACGAGCTTTCCGACGATTTCGTTTCATATGGCTCGTGTTCGGATGGCGTCGCATCCCTAGGCATTGACTTCATCGGAGCGAAAAGCGGCTTGGGCACGCCCCGGCCAGGAAAATCGAAGGGCGATGCAAGGAAGGTGGATGAGCATGAATTCGACGATCCACCCGACGACATTAACCTCGTCATCGAGACAGTGCTAGCCCGCGGTGACCTTGCGACTGTCGGCCGAGCGTTCGGCGCACAAGGCCGGTACGCGGATAAAAAAGGCGCCGAGCTGCTGCGAAAAACCATGGCGTGGGCGAAGGCCCAGATTGAGGCAGGCAATTTTCGTGCCAACCGTGTTACAAATCGCGTGTAGTTATTTCGCGTAATACATAAGAGTTCAACAAAGCCGCTCCCCAAGGGCGGCTTTTCCATTGGGTGGAGTTTACCAGAGATTTTCGCCACCCAGCCAGGCTGCCGACGCTACCGGCACCTGGCGAATATTCGGGTCTGCCGGCCCGATAGCCGCACACTGCCTCCACAGTGAAAGCGCGTCCCGAGAGTGGCGCGACCTGCGGCGACCCCATTGCCGTACCTCGGATGTACAGGGCGGCGATACCATCCCAGCGTGATGCTGGTTGATCGAGCCGCGTGCTGCTTTCCTCCTAGTGGGCAGCGCGCGGCTTTCGCTTTTCATCCATTGATAAGGATCCCCAATGCTTGATGAGCTCAAGGATGACGTAAACCGCGCGCTCACCGGGCAGTTGCGGTCTGCTGCGCTCTATCACCCCACGACCGTCGACGACGGTTACGGTAACCAAGTGCCAGGCGGATGGGGTGCGCCCCATCTGTGCGAAGGCATTCGCGGCTCGTATGATGCTGAATACGCCGGCTTGTCTGGCATCCCGCGCACTGCCGCCAAGATTGAGTTGCTTGCTGGCACGCTCGACATCGTGCCCCAGCGCCTCGACAAGATCGAGATAGAGGGCGGCTCGTGGCTGATCACAGAGATCGAGATCGACCCCGCTGGCGTGCTGTGGGTGTGCCAGTGCTCAGAGGCGACGCCATGACGGTCCCAATGCCCAAGAAACCCCCGCGAGCAGGGACCGGTGGGGGAGTATTGCATTCACATTCCCCAAAAAAATCGGGGAAAAAATCGGTCGCCGATTCTGTTATTTCATTCCTCGAATCCCTCAAAATTCCTGAAGGCCCATTGGCCGGCAAGCCGCTGAAACTCGCGAGTTTCCAGAAAGATTTCGTCCGCGGCGCTCTCTCCCCTGACAATATGGTTGCAGTGCTTTCAATCGGCCGTGGCAACGCCAAGACCGCGCTCTCGGCAGGCATTTCGCTCGCAAGTTTGATGGGCAAGATCGACGAGCAGCCAAAGCGGGAAATCCTCCTGGCGGCTCGAAACAGAGACCAGGCCAAGATCGCGTTCAATTTTCTGGTTGGATTCATCGAAAGCCTGCCGGCCGAAGAGCAAGAGCTTTTCAATATCCGTCGCGGCCAGCGGCTGGAAGTCGAATACAGCGGCAACGGCGGCGGCTTGGCTCGATGCATTGCGGCTGACGGAAAGTCTATCCTTGGCGGCGCGCCTAACCTTGCCATCCTCGACGAGCGGGCAGCGTGGGAACGGGAAAAGGGCGATAGCCTCGAGAACTCCATTCTTTCCGGCCTCGGTAAGCGTGGCGGCAAGGCTCTTATCATTTCGACCAGTGCTCCGGACGACGCAAACACCTTTTCCAGATGGCTAGATGAGCCGCCGCCTGGCACGTATGTGCAGGAACATAGGCCGCCATTCGGCCTACCTGCGGACGACGCGGAAAGCCTATTGATCGCCAATCCCGGCGCGTCAGAAGGCATCGGCGCTTCGCTGGAATGGCTTCAAGCACAGGCCCGGCGTGCAATCGCACGTGGCGGCTCCGCTCTGTCGTCGTTCAGAAACTTGAACAGGAACGAAAGAGTCAGCACCGAAGACCGATCGGTCTTGGTGACCGTGGACGAATGGCTTTCCGCGGAGGTCGCTCCCGACGAGCTCCCGCCCCGTGAGGGCGAGTGCATCCTTGGTATCGACCTTGGCGGCTCGCGTTCCATGTCGGCGGCTTGCTTCTACTGGCCCGCAACTGGCCGGCTGGAGGCTGTCGGCACGTTCCCGACCAAACCCAGCCTTGCCGATCGCGGCGCGGCCGATGGCGTATCGGGCCGGTATGTGGAGATGCAGGAACGCGGCGAGCTTTCCGTTCTCGGCGAAAACACGGTGCCACCCGGCCTATGGCTGGCAAGCGTTGTCAAGCTCGTAGACGGCTCGACCATTTCCAGCGTCGTTGGCGACCGTTTCCGGCATGCCGAGTTTGTCGAAGCGATGCAAGGCGCAGGGCTGTCGCGGATCCCGTTCATATGGCGCGGATTCGGCTGGAAAGACGGATCCGAAGATATCGAACGTTTTCGGCGCGCACTTTTTGACGGCCAGGTCAAAACCCGGCCAAGCCTACTGCTGCGGTCAGCCTTTGCTGATGCAATCACCCTCGTGGATCCTGCCGGCAACCACAAGCTGGCCAAGGCCCGCTCGCTTGGCCGTATCGACCCCGCTGCTGCTGCCATTCTTGCGGTTGCGGAGGGCAATAGGCGCATGGCCCGGCCAGCCAAAAAGCTGAGGACCGCGGCGTGGGTGTGATGCATCACGATCCCCGATGGTGGCCGGTTCGAACGGCCGCTGTCCGTCGAGACGACTTCAAATGCCAGGAATGCGGCGCTCGCGGCCGGCTGGAAGTCCATCACGTAATCCCGGTTCGGCAGGCACCGGAACGAGCCTACTCGCTGAGCAATCTCAAAACGCTCTGCACTGACTGCCACCTGCAACACACGCTGGCCGAACGTGGCCAGCTTCCCTCGCCAGAGCGTAAGGCTTGGCAATCCCTCCTAAAAAAGGAACTTTGAATGCTTGAATCTGTAAAAATCGCCCGTCGCCAGTCGGAAATCCGACAGGCTCTTTCTGCTCTGGTTGGCAAATCTGACGCTAGTGCCGACGAACTGCGCTCTATGGAGACGCTCGACACTGAATATCGCTCGAACGAAACCCGCTATCGCGCCTCGCTGATCGCCGAAGACACGGAACGCCGCGACGCCAAGGGCGAACTGGAAACCCGTTCGGATCGCGAATATGCCGACCTGATCGACCGCTTCGAAATGCGCCAGGTTGCGCTGTTCCTCGATGAGGGCAAGTCACTGGCCGGTGAGACCGCTGAAATCGTACAGGAGCTTCGCTCGAAGGGCGGCTATCGCGGTTGCCCGGTTCCTCTCGAAGCGTTCGCGCTCGAACAGCGTGCCGGCGAGACTGTTGCCTCTGGCGTTCCGGCTCCGAAGGTGACCGCTCCGATCATTGATCGTCTGTTCCCGGCCAGCGTGGCCGCTCAGATGGGCGTGCAGATGATCAACATCGGCCAGGGCTCGGAAGAATGGCCGCTTACTGCTTCTTCGGTCACGGCTGGCTGGCAGGCGACTGAAACTGGCGCGGTAGCCGGCCCGACCGTCTATTCGACCGCACAGCGCAGCGTTGCTCCGAACTCGACGCTTGGCGTGCAGATGAAGATCACGCGCAAGGCTCTGAAGCAGTCCGGTGACGCTTTGGAACAGGCTGTTCGTCGCGATATGAACGGCTGCATGTCCGTTGCGCTCGACAAGGCGGTTTTCCTTGGCGCCGGGGCTTCCGGTGAGCCTGCTGGCCTTCTGGTCGGCTCGTACGGCATCACGTCGACGGCAGTTGCTGCCTATGCATCGTGGTCCGCGTTCCGCGCTGCGCTTGTGAAGTTTATGCTGGACAATGCAATCACCGGTCCAGGCAGCGTCAACCTCCTGATCCGTCCGGAAGTCTTCGACAGGATGGATGGAAGCTATATCAACTCGACTGCCGTCACCGAGTGGGACCGCCTGACCAAAAATATCGGTTCGCCAGTCATGACCACGCATGCGCTTGCCGCTCCGACCGGCTCGCCGCTCGCTACGAAGGCTCTGTTGACCACCTCGATTGGTGGCGTTGCTCCGGCCGTTCTGGCAACGTGGGGCGCTGTAGACCTGATCCGCGATCCATACGCTGACGCGGCCTCTGGTGGCCTGCGCCTGACTGGTCTGGTCACGGCTGACGTTTCTGCACTTCGTTCGCAGCAGCTGCAGATCCTCACGGGCGTGCAGGTCTAAATGCTCTACGGCGCACCGACAACTTTTGAAATCCGCACGGAAGGCGGCTCGACAAAATTGTCGGGCGCTTTCCCCTATGGCGCGGAAACAACGCTCGGCAACGGCAGGCGGGAACGCTTTGCCGCTCGGGCTTTCCGCGCCCGCATCGAGGCAGGCGAGAACATCTTTCTTCTCGCCGGTCATGATCCTGAAAAACCGCTGGCCTCTACGGAGGCCGGCTCGCTCACGCTGCGGGACGACGACAACGCGCTTCACATAGAGGCACGCGTTGCGGCGACGACTAGCTGGGCGCATGACGCACTGGCTGCTCTTGCGGCTGGGCTCACGAAGGGCATTAGCCCTGGCTTTCGCGTGTCTCCTGGCGGTGACATGGTTACGCGTTCGGCGGATGGCCTGCTGCGTACCGTCAACGCGGCCGATCTTTTTGAGGTGAGCTTGGTTACCCGGCCGGCCTACGATCAGGCACAGATTGCGGCCCGGTCCTGGGCACTCGCCAACGAAGAAGCACCGGACGCCGGCCTGCGGCGCGTTCTCAATCGATGGAGGGCGTAATGGCCGTCACCATAAAACAAACAGAAGGGGCGCCGGAAGACTATCCGGCGACTCCCTCGGGCCTTTCGACGGGTGCAGCGGCTCTAGACCCGCCCATGATCTGGCAGCGGATCGAAGCCTACACCGCGCACCGCTACACCTCCCGATCGATTGAATGGATCGTGGAAGGCTGCGGGGAGTGGCATCCGCCCTTGGCGCCGGCAACCATCACGACCGTGGAAGTTTGGCAGGCCGGAACGTGGGCCTCCGTGGATCTCGCACCGTCGCCTTTGGGCTACTTCCTTCCGGACGGCATGTATCGCTTTACCGGCACGGTTGGCGTGGACGATTCCGAAGTGCCTGCCGCGGTCAACGAGGCTTTCCGGCGCTTGGCCGAGTACATGGCGGCCAGCAAGAAGGGCTCACCCGGCACGACACGCGAGCGCGTAACAGCGGGCAGCGTCACCGTGGACAAAAGCCGCTCGGCATCCTGGGCGGCGCAGGCAATGGCAAATAGTGGCGCTGGCGATTTGCTGCGCAATTATCGGAGGGTTTGATGAGCCTGTTAGATTGGTTTAGACGGCCCGTCGAGAAGCGCAGCGCAATGTCAGGCTTCACGGCTGAGATTATGGCCGCTCGCGAGTCGTACATCAGCGGACGGCGCGGCATTGCCGAACTGACCGCCACGGCGCAGTCGTGCATCAGCCTATGGGAGGGCGCGTTCGCTCTTGCCGACGTTAGCGGCACGGATCTGCTGGACCGGCGCACACTCGCGCTCCTGGCCCGTTCCCTGGCCTTGCGCGGCGAGGCTGTGTTCTTGATCCGCGACAAGCTCGTGCCGTGCAGTGATTGGGATCTGTCTACCCGTGACGGCGTGCCGAGGGCCTACCGCGTTTCCATCAGTGAGGCGGGCGGCGGCACGACCCAAACAGCACTGGCCGGCGAGGTTCTGCATCTCCGCATCGGCGCCGATCCTGTCGCACCATGGCTGGGTTCCGCACCGCTTCGGCGTGCATCGCTGACGGCTGGCCTGCTTCAGGCACTCGAAAGCGCACTGGCCGAAGTATACGAGAATGCACCGCTCGGCTCGCAGATCGTGCCGTATCCGGAAGGGCCTGAGACCGACATGACGACGCTCGGCAGATCGTTCCGCGGGCAGCGCGGTCGCGTTCTGCTTCGCGAGTCGGTCAACGTCTCGGCGGCTGGCGGGCCGGCACCCGCTGTTGATTGGAAGCCCGCCGATGTCACTCCTGATATCGAGCGCAGCATGAGCGTGGAAAGCCTAGCAGCGGCCCGAGACAGCATCAGTGGCGCGTTTGGCGTGCTGCCTGGCTTGTTCAATGCCTCGACAACCGGCCCGCTGGTTCGGGAGGCGCAGCGGCATTTGGCTCAATGGACGCTGCAACCCATTGCCATGCTCTTGGCCGAAGAGGCCAGCGAGAAGTTAGGCGGCACGGTTGGCATCGACGTGATGGGACCGACACAAGCGTTTGACGCTGGCGGTTCGGCGAGGGCGCTGGCGACGATCGTGCAGGCATATGCGCAGGCGAAGGAAGCCGGTTTGGCGCCGGCCGTAGTCGATGCCGCACTGGCGAAGCTGGATTGGAAGTGAAACTGAGCGGGCCGCTTCGGCGGCCTGCTTTCTTGACAAATTTGTAAAGTTAATCAAGAAAACAATTACTTAGACGAAGATATCCGTTGACGATCGGGTGCGGCTGTGCAATGAAGACTGCGCGGCTCACCAATCCGCATGCTTGCCACCACATTGAGGAGACTTGGCTATGACACAGTTTGTAACTGGTCGGGCGAAGCTCGGCCTTAACGTAAGGATAGTAGCATGCAAGAGAATATCGATTGGTGCTTTGACGTCGGACAGGTAGTTCACTTCCACGACATGATCGGAACCGTTCTCGGTCGAGAACTTACCGCGGCTGGACATCAGCTTTACGACATCGAGATTGAGGGCGAATCCCATGGCCGCCCTCTGCGTACCGTGCGTGGCGATTTCTTGGAGGCCGCATGAAGCGCGCTGTCGTCCTGGAAATCAAACAACTCGCCGCAGATGCCGGCGCCATTGGTTGGGCGCTGGTGCGAGAGGGCAAGCACCTCGTCATTGACTTCCAATTTGCTGATCGAACGATCCGGCAAGTGCTGGCCGCTACACCTTCCGGCCCGCGTGCGCGAAAGAATGAGGCTGCATGGCTGCGACGGCAAGCCGGTACGACGAGCGGTACGACTCAGGCCGCATAGCCCTACGCTTCAAGGCAAATCCGTCCAGTCGATCATGGGCGCTACGGCGAAAACCGGCGCCTTGAAATAGCGCTGGATGCCTTCGGATGCAGCCGTCTTTGCCGTGGTCATGATCTCAAGTCTTCTTTCGTCAGGTCTCGGGTCCCGTGGCCTTATCTCGTAGCGTAGGCCTCATCCTGCAAGCCCTTGCCGGTGATGGGCCGGAACCGGGCTTGGCAACGGGACGAGGGCTTATACATGAGAGATGGAGATAAAGCGAGATCGCGCATTCGAGGCTGTCTGCCGTCATTTGCCCGCAGGGGCTTCCGCCCTTGACGCAGGTGCCGTTTTCCCGGAAGGCAGCGAAGGAAGGTCCCGATATTCCCAATATAGGGATCACGCAAAGGAGTAAAATCAGCGTCATGACCGACGATAGCGCAGGGATCAAGGCATTGCTGGCGATGCCGAGGCGAGACAACAGCGCCTATCTGGAAACGCTCCGGCTGGTGAAGGAGGCGTTTGCCGAGGCCGAGGCGGAATTTGCCGGCAAGGTGATCGCGACGACAGACAGCGCCCGGGACGAAGCCGGCAATATCGTCATCATGACCGTGATCAGGCCGGCATAGGCAGGCAGCGCCCCGGTCATGGCGGCAAATCACCTTAAATAGAGGGCAATTGAACCAAAATCCTCCTGCCGCGTTTCTGCCACAAATAGGAGGATTCCGATGGACAACCTGCTTCTGATCGCCACGCTTTGCGGCCTGATGTCTTTTGCCATGGTGTGGCTGCAGACCAAAGAATAGTTTTTTCGCGTCAAAGACTTGGCGCTTTCCCATCTATTTGCCGGCACCGCTCTTCCCGCGCCGGAACCCTACCTTTTGTATTGCCCTGAAACGATCGTCTTGACTTCTCCGAAAATGAGAACAAAATGAGAACAAATAAACGTTCTCATCTATGTTCTGATGGAGAGTTCGATGGCAGCAAGCCCGAGTTATTCAGGAGCAGCAGACAAGGCCATGGCCTTTGCCGCGCAGCTGCGCGCAGACCGCGAGCGTCACGAAGCACGCAGGCGGGAAGAGCAACGCCGCATCGAGGCGATGCGGCCGATCAACAAACATGTGCTGAAGGTGTTTGGCGGGCAGCAGCTGGCGCTGAAGCTGAATAGCTAAGGTGGACTGTCCTTCGGAGTGCCCGAACGGGCGGCCGGAATCTGCCGTTCGATATCATCTGTGGGGGGCTGACGCTGCGGGATGTGCAAGGCGCCGCCGCCGAGGCATCGCGCGCATTCCCCTGATATTTTTACCATTTTCCGAGTGGGCCGTGGACGGCCTGGAATTTCACACATAAAAGAATTGCAACTATTTGGGGTGGGGTTTCATGAAGAGATTATTGTCGCTGGTGGCTGCGATGGCGTTGCTTGGTTCGGGCGCAATCGCGCAAGGTGCCAAGGAAGATCCTGTGGATATGGTGATCCGATTGACCGGACGGACAGATCCTTATCTACAGGCCATTTATCGGGATCACAGGGATATCGTACTGGAAGTCTACGCTGAGCTGAGCCGTCAGCTATGGGTTGAACAAAAGAAAACCCTTGCGACGGTCATCGACAGGTATGGCACTCCGGCCCTCTCGCGCGCAGGCGACAGTGCCGTGATTGCAGTCATGGACAAGACGGCCGCGCTTACCGATATCGTGGCCGCCAAATATCCCGAAGGCTGCGAGTATTTCTTCACCGGCAATATGCCTGACTGGTATTCCGTTGTGGAAGTCAGAAACGGTCGGATGGATGATCGGCGAGCGAAAACCTATGCTTATGAGGATGGGAAATTCCGCGCTCCGGTTGCCTTGATGTCCGGCGAGGAGCAGTACTGGATCATGACGCGGTACCTGGGAATGACCGGGAGCGAGATAGACAAGGCGCTGAAAGCTCCTGCCGGGGTCAGCGACCAAGACATGTGCTCAATCGCAAAGAAACTCTATAACGTACGCGCTTTGCCGAAAGAGCTGCAGGGCGATTGGGGCAGGGCGTTGCTCTCGCTCGGTCCGTCCCCGGAGAAGCAAAAGCCTGCCGCAGATGCGAAGCCCGCATCCGACTCGGCTGCGCAGGAAAAGAAGGCTGGCTCCTTCGAAAAGGAGATGAAGGTCCTCGCCGGTATCAATCCTTTCGTTCACGCGGTCTTCATGGATCACGAAGCTGAAACGCGGCAGCTGTTTGCCAAGGTCGAAGCCTCGGGGGGCAAGATCGATCCGCGAGCGCAAGTAGCTGCCATG